ACTATGTGGAAGAACTTATGATTCCTCTAGTCAACACAAGCGATATTTCGTATGATATCGGTCATCGAGAACGAGTTGCCCAGATGGAACATGTTCGTACTGAACATTTTGTTTATAATCACATCTTTGAAAGACCAACTACAAAGACAAGTAGAAGCGGTGGCTTCGTGAGCACAGGAGTATGAATAGAGAAGAACTTTTTAAGCATCACGAAGAGCTTTCTCAGACTGCTCTTCATATTATGAAGAAGAAGAATCACGACTACGCTGGTAATAGCGGAGAACAACCATTTGCAAATTTTGAACGATGTGAAGCAATGGGTATTTGCAGCACAGAACAGGGATTCCTTGTCCGAATCACAGATAAGGTATCTCGTCTTAGCACCTTTGCAAGTGCTGGTAAGCTTGTAGTCGATAACGAAGGTTATCAGGACGCAATCCTAGACATCATGAACTATTGCGTTCTATTCTCGGCTTATGTAAAGTCCAAGGATAAGGCTTGATTTACAAAGATTTGTGGCTATAATCCAAGCATGTCATTCTATACATGCGTTGAAAGCCACGGATCTAAGATCCTCTACAGAGGGGTGGAAAATGGAGTTCGGGTTCAAAGGGCAATCCCCTTTAACCCGACTCTTTTTATTCCAACCAAGAACAAGACTGAGTGGAGAACACTCAATGGAGTTCGTCTGGAACCTATCCAGCCCGGTAGCATGTACGAATGCCGCGAGTTTATTGACAAGTACAAGGATGTCGTTGGCTTTGAGATCTATGGCCAGACAGACTTTGTTTACCAGTTCATTGCCACAGAATTTCCTCAAGATCTTTCATACGACATTCGCAACATCGTAATTGCGTATATCGATATCGAAACTACTTGCGAAGATGGATTTCCTCAGATCAGCAATCCGTCTGAGCAAGTGATTGCGATCACAGTCCGTATCAATGACCGATCCTATGTGTTCGGTCTTGGTGAGTTCAATATTGATGATCCGAATGTTCGTTGCCAGAAGTATGACAACGAAAAGCAACTCCTTGAAGACTTTCTGTTCTTCTGGGAGTCTCATGCTCCAGACATTATTACTGGCTGGAATGTTCGCTTCTTCGATATTCCATATCTCTACAATCGAATTGTACGAATCCTGGGTTCAGACGAAGTTCTGAAGCTTTCTCCATTCGAAAGAATCTACGAGAAGACGATTCAGACTAGCCGTGGTCCACAGAAGTGCTACGAGATGGTTGGAGTATCTACTCTGGACTATTATGAGTTGTACCAGAAGTTCACATACAGCAAGCAAGAATCATATCGACTTGATTACATTGCTTCAGTAGAACTAGGTGAGCGCAAGTTGTCCTATGACGAGTACGACAACCTGAAGGAGTTCTATAAGAATGACTTCAACAAGTTCGTACAGTATAACTTCCATGACGTTGAACTAGTCTATAAGCTTGAGCGCAAGATGAAGCTGATTGAACTTGTTCTTGCCGTGGCATACTCTGCCAAGGTAAACTACGACGATGTATTCAGTCAGGTTCGTACTTGGGACACGATCATCTATAATGAACTTCTCAAGGACAAGATCGTAATTCCACCAAAGAAGACTGCGATCAAGGAACAGCAATACGAAGGTGCGTATGTCAAGGAACCGATTCTCGGCATGAACGACTGGATCGTTTCATTCGACTTGAACAGCCTCTATCCGCATCTTATCATGCAATATAACCTGTCTCCTGAAACCAAGGAAGACAAGTCGTTCTTGTTTATTCGCAACGGTCTGAAGCCGATGGATATTCTGGAAAAGAATTCTAAGGCTGTTCAATACCTAGAACTAGCCAAGACTCATGGCATTTCGGTTGCCGCAAATGGAGTTGGCTTTACCAAGACCAATCAGGGCTTTCTTCCTCGACTCATGGAGAAGATGTATGCCGAACGAAGCCAATACAAGAAGCAGATGATTGACTGCCAGAAGAAGCTTGAGAAGCTTGGTCCAGAAAGTCCAGAGCGCGAAGAACTAGAACTACAGGTTGCCAAGTTCAACAACTTCCAGATGGCCCGTAAGATTCAGCTAAACTCCGCTTACGGTGCGATTGGTAATGAATACTTCCGTTACTATGACGAAGAGATTGCCGAAGCCATTACTCTATCTGGTCAGCTTTCGATTCGCTGGATTGAAAACAAGATCAACGAGTTCTTGAACAAGATGCTCAAGACAAACCACGATTATGTCGTTGCCAGTGACACAGACTCAATCTATATCAACATGGGTCCACTGGTGAATACTCTTGCCAAGGGCAAGTCAGTAGAAGAAATCGTGACCTATCTTGACAAGTGCTGCAAGGAAATCGTGGAGCCGTATATCAAGAAGTCCTACGACGAACTTGCTGTGTTCATGAATGCCTATGGCAACAAGATGTTCATGAAGCGAGAGTCCATTGCATCAAAGGGTATCTGGACAGCAAAGAAGCGGTACATGCTCCTGGTTCATGACTCCGAAGGCGTTCGTTACACCAAGCCAAAGACCAAGATCATGGGTATCGAAACATCTCGTTCATCTACTCCACAGGTTGTGCGTGAGGAGTTGAAGAAGTGCATTGATATCATTTTGACCAAGGACAATGCAACCCTGATCGATTACATCGAAGGCTTCAGAAAAAAGTTCCGAAAGCTTGCTCCAGAGGATATTGCATTCCCTCGTTCAGTCAATGGAGTCAAGGACTATACAGATTCGTTTACGATCTATAAGAAGGGTACTCCAATCGCTGTCAAGGGAGCACTTCTGTTCAACTACTATATCAAGAAGTATGATCTTGGAAAGAAATACCAGTTCATTCGTGATGCGGACAAGATTAAGTTCCTATATCTTAAGTCTCCCAACCCAGTTGGTGGAATCACAGGCAAGGATTGTGTAATTTCATTCATGACTTCTTTGCCGAAAGAGTTTGACTTAAAGAACTACATCGACTATGATACGCAGTTTGAAAAGGCATTCCTAGATCCGCTCAAGAGCATCGTGGATGCTATTGGATGGCAGACGGAAGAACGAAATACTTTGGAGTCACTATTTGCTTAACATAAACATTCCACATTTTTATTGCTACATGCGTATGGAGCATATGTACCAACATAAAAAACATGTTGGAGAATATGTAAAGGTTCAAGTATTCGGAGCGCAATCATGCTCTGGTAAAGCAATGACCTTTCATGTTCTTACAGACAATGGATTAGTCAGAAGCAGAGTTCCAATTCACATGCTTTGCTCAAAGCCAGATGCTCCGCTGATGAAGCTGGATTATCTTCAATTGTGGGATTGCTTTCATGAAAACGTAACAGCAATTGAATATGATGCTTTGTTTGATTGTAGAGCAAAGGTTGTCTTTAAGGATAAGACTGAAGCATGGGGTAATTACATGATGACATTTGACTGGTATCGAAACTCATTTTCTGATGAGCCAAGTCAATATAAATGTCTTCATATGATTGCTTTAGATGATGGCAACTATGCTCTTCAACCAAACAATAGAATTTTTTGGAAGAATATGTCATTTGTAACCGAACCATTCCCAGAAAAGCCAGATTATCTGGTTGATAATACTTCTTGGAGATGTGAGGGAGAAAGTGATAGATGGATCATTGACGGAGATGACGATTGTTACTATTATGATATTAAGGAGAATAAGTAATGGATTTTTTAAAGGAGATGATTAATGTTTCAGGAAACAAATACGCAAGCAAAGTGGAAGACGGACTTGACGGTGCAGATGTTAGTGGTTATATTGACACTGGTTCATATACCTTTAATGCTTTGCTCTCTGGTAGTTTATATGGTGGTCTTCCTGCTAACAAGATCACTTGCTTGGCTGGTGAATCTGCTACTGGTAAAACCTACTTTAGCATTGGGATTGTGGATCAATTCCTTAAACAAAACCCATCAGGAGTAGTACTGTACTTTGATACAGAACAAGCAGTAACAACTGAAATGTTTACTGAGCGTGGTGTTGATGCATCTAGAGTTGCAGTCTTCCCTGTAGAAACAGTAGAAGAGTTTCGCCATCAGTGCTTGACAATTGTTGATAAGGTTCTTGCAACAGAGGAATCTGAACGTAAGCCAATGATGATTGTCCTGGACTCACTGGGCATGTTGAGTACTGCTAAGGAAATGAGCGATGTCGCTGAAGGTAAGAATGTCCGCGACATGACAAGAGCACAAGTCATCAAGGGAACATTCCGTGTTCTTACACTGAAGCTTGGAAAGGCAAGAATTCCCATGATTATGACAAACCATACCTACGATGTAGTAGGAGCCTATGTTCCAACCAAGGAACTTGGTGGTGGATCTGGTCTAAAATATGCGGCTTCTACTATCGTAACATTGTCCAAGAAGAAGGACAAGCAGGATGATGAAGTTGTAGGTAATATCATTACTTGCAAGCTTTACAAGAGCCGACTAACCAAGGAAAACAAGATCGTTCAGGTTCAACTGAATTTCGATAGCGGTCTGAACCGTTACTACGGTCTTGTTGACCTTGCCTTGGATTACGGTATCTTCAAGAAGAACTCTACCAAGATTGAGCTTCCTGATGGTACAAAGGTGTTTGAGAAGCATATCAACGAAGAACCTGAGAAGTATTTCACTCAGGAGATTCTAAAGCAAATTGATGAGCGCGTTCAGGAGGATTTCAAGTATGGCTGATGTATTATTCTGTGACGGACATGACAATGCATTTATGGGTCTTATGTGGAGATTCGGACATACTGCTCCAATCGCTGCATATAGTAGACCAACAATAATAAAGAATCTAATGTCAGAAGGTATGACCCACGATGATGCTGAAGAATTTTTTGAATTCAATATAATCGGTGCATGGGTTGGAGAGGGTACTCCATGTTTCATTGAAACTATAGGAATTGATGAGGCAAAAGAAGTTGTAAAGGACTACAGCGATGAAGAAGTATAACTTACGCCCCGACATGAATGCGGAGACCATGCCATTAGAAGTTGCTGATGGTAAATTTAAAGGTTACGTCTTCACTCTTGGTAAAATTCACATCAAGGAAGACAATGACCAGTTGCTTTTGGACTTCACTTATGATATTCTAGAGGGAGATATCACAGGCATTCCAAAGAAAGAATTTGATGTCATTGTAGGTGATATTGTTGTCCAATTACTTGAGGAAGAAGAAGCCCGTATAGGCAAGGAGCCAATTGATGTCGATGGAGAAAATTATATTGAAGAATCTAGCGACGAATGAGACTTACGCCAGAAAGGTTCATCCGTTCCTCAAGCAAGAATATTTTGGCAGCACTACTACAAAGACTGTCTTTGATCTAATCAATAACTTCATTTCGAAGTACAATAGCCTCCCCTCAAGGGAGGCTATGATTATTTCTCTTAACGAGATGGACATTGTTTCCGAGGATCAATACAAGGAAACACATGAATGTATCGAAGAAATTTTTTCTAATTCTGAGTCAAGTGAACTTACTTGGCTCGTAGAACAAACTGAAAACCATGTTAAGGACAAGGCTGTTTACAACGCAATCATGGATTCAATTCATATCATTGAAGGTAAGTCCAAGACATACACAAAGAACGCCATTCCTAGTATTCTTTCTAATGCATTGTCAGTATCCTTTGATAATCATATCGGCCACGATTATATTGATGATGCAGAGCGACGATTTGCCTTCTACCACCAAGTAGAAAAGCGGGTTCCATTTGATCTTGAGTTTTTCAATGCCATTACTGGTGGTGGTGTGCCATCCAAAACACTTAATATTGTCATGGCGGGTACAGGTGTAGGTAAATCACTATTCCTTTGCCATCACGCAGCCAATTGCTTGATGCAGAATCTAAATGTACTTTACATTACATGCGAAATGGCTGAAGAGCGGATTGCAGAACGCATTGACGCAAATCTACTGGATATCACGATTGACGATCTCAAGACCCTGCCTAAGTCCATCTACGACAAGAAGATTGCAGATCTTCAATCTACGATCAAGTCCAAACTTATTGTCAAGGAATATCCAACAGCATCAGCATCAGTCACTAACTTCAAACATCTACTGGATGAATTGAAGATTAAAAAGCGATTTGTGCCTGATGTTATTTTCATTGATTATTTGAATATCTGTGCATCTGCTCGGCTCAAGGCTGGTGCGAATGTGGGTAGCTATTACTACATTAAGGCTATTGCCGAAGAGATTCGTGGGTTGGCAGTGGAATACAATGTGCCAATCTTCTCTGCTACCCAAGTCAATCGTTCGGGATTTGCCAATAGTGATTTTGGTCTTGAGGACACATCTGAATCATTCGGTCTACCAGCAACTGCGGATTTCTTTGTTGCACTTATCGCCACGGAAGAACTCGATGAACTTGACCAAATTATGGTCAAGCAGTTGAAGAATCGCTATAATAGCGCAACGGTAAACAAGAAGTTCGTCCTTGGCATCAATCGGGCAAAGATGAAGCTCTTTGATGTCAAGCGCGAAGAACAGCAGAATATTTCTGAGTCAAATCAGAACAATCCTCATGGGTATGGGGATGGATTTGACGGTAAGAAGTTTAGCCGTGACTTTAGCGACTGGACGATTGAATGAGCGCATACATTGACAAGATGTTCATTAACATGGTTTCCGACAACCTGAAAAGGTTTAAATGGAAGAAAGACAATCTTGCTAATTGTCGCTGTCCATTCTGCGGAGATTCCAAGAAGCGTAAGAACATTGCCCGGGGGTATTTCTACCAAAAGGGCAATGATTTCTTTTTCCGTTGCCATAACTGTGGATACGGCACTAATCTTTACAATTTCTTGGACAACATGAACCCAAATCTTGCCAAAGAATACGCTTTGCGTAGATTTACCTGTGGAGAAAATGGAAGATCCAATTACAAGAAACCAAAGAATGAAGAACTTTTTACCCCAAGCAAGAAAGTTGCTATATTCGAAAAGCCGATCAATAGCGTCAATGTTTGTGACCTTAGTCCTGATGATAAAGTCGTTCAGTATCTTGAAAGTCGTAAGATTCCCGATGAATCGCTGTGCTATTTTTATTACACCGAGGACTTCTCACAACTCGCCAAATACTTTGATCCCGAGCACAATCTCAAACCAGAGCCGAGACTCGTCATTCCATTCTATAATGACTCAAAGGAACTCATTGGAGTCCAAGGTCGTGCGTTGGAAGCAGATTCCAAAATCCGCTATATTACTCTCAAGAAGGATTCGGTGGAGAAATTATGGTATGGACTTTGGAGAGTGAATCCAGAGGAACCAATCTATATCACAGAAGGACCGATTGACAGCATCTTCCTACCTAACTCTCTTGCAATGGTTGGTGCTGCTGGGGACATGAAGCTTCCTGAGAAGATTGCAAAGAGTGAGGTAATCTATGTCTTTGATAACGAGAAGCGCAACAAACAGATATGTGCGTTTATGGAAACTGTCATTGAGAAAGGCCATAAGATTCTTATTTGGCCAGATGTTAAGGTCAAGGATATTAACGACTATGTTCTTGCGTTTGGTGATCCGATGGCTATGATACGCTCCAATACGCATTCAGGTCTTGAAGCAAAATTGAGGTTTATGAAATGGAAAAAGTAAATGTACTTGATAAGGGTTTCGTTCGACTCATCGAAGTGATGGGTTCTGATTTGACCGTTGTAAATGCGGCCAGAGTTTCGTTCCACAAGGAATCATCCTGGGACGGAGAACAGCACTGGACCGGATCAATTACTGGTAAGAAGCTACCAGACAAGGACAAGAAGCTTATTTCGTATCTGGCCAAGCACAAGCACTGGACCCCTTTTGCCCATCCCCAGATCATGCTTCACATTAAGGCCCCTATTTCGATTCGTACCCAGCTTTTTAAGCACAAGGTCGGGTTCGTTGAAAACGAAATTTCTCGTCGGTATGTAACCGAAGAACCAGAAATTTACATTCCAAAATGGCGTACAAAGCCTACAAATGGGGCCAAGCAGGGGTCAGAAGACTTCCTGACCAATGAAGACACGCTAGCGGCTGCTGAGGCCATGTACTTTGAGGTGGCTAGCGATGCTCTAAAGACCTACCAATGGCTCATTGGGGCGGGAATTGCCCCAGAACAGGCTCGTTTTGCCCTACCCCAGGGTACATATACCGAATGGTACTGGACGGGTTCTTTGGCCGCTTATGCCCGCGTTTTTAAGCAAAGAATCGACCCCCATGCTCAATGGGAGGTTCGGGAATACGCAAATGCCATGGGTAGACTGATTCAGCCTTATTTTCCCGTCTGCTGGGAAGAACTCACGAAGTAAATATTGACTAAATACCCAACACGGCTAGAATGCCACAACTTAAAGGATTTTCATATGTCACTACCAACTCCATATCAGAGTTTTATTCACGCTTCCCGTTACGCTCGTTGGATCGATGAGGAAACACGAAGAGAGTCATGGAACGAAACCGTTACTCGTTACTTTGACTTCTTTGAAAAGCATCTTAAAGAAAATTGCAATTACAAGATGCCCAAGGATCTACGCAAGGAGCTTGAAACAGCTGTTCTGAACTTGGAAGTGATGCCGTCTATGCGCTGCCTCATGACCGCAGGCGAGGCATTGGAGCGCGACCATGTAGCAGGGTATAACTGCTCTTATGTTTCTACGAGCAAGGTTCGCTCGTTTGATGAGATTCTATACATCTTAATGTGCGGTACAGGTGTTGGATTCTCCGTCGAAAGGGATTTCGTTGAAAAACTTCCTACTATTGCTGAAGAATTTACCGACAGTGATTCGCTCATTGTTGTGGAGGACTCTAAGATTGGCTGGGCCAAGGCTTACAAAGAACTCTTCTCGCTACTTATTGGTGGTCAGATACCGCGATGGGACATTTCGAAAATTCGCCCTGCGGGAGCGAGACTTAAAACATTCGGTGGACGAGCATCGGGACCTGAACCTCTGGAAGACCTTTTCCGATTTACCGTTGAAACCTTCCGTAAGGCAGCGGGTCGTAAACTCACGACTGTCGAATGTCACGATATCGTATGTAAAATTGCTGAAATCGTAGTTGTCGGTGGCGTTCGTCGTTCTGCTCTTATCTCTCTATCGTCACTTGACGATGACCGCATGCGTAATGCAAAGAGCGGTGCATGGTGGGAGAACAATGGTCAACGCGCACTAGCAAACAACTCTGCTTCATACAAGAGCAAGCCAGACATGGAAACCTTCATGGACGAATGGGTTGCACTTGTCAAGAGCAAGAGCGGTGAGCGCGGTATCTTCAATCGTCAGGCTGCAAAGAATCAAATCAAGCGTCTTGGTGATCGTCGCAATCCAAACTATGACTTCGGAACCAATCCTTGCTCAGAAATTATTTTGCGTGATCGTGAGTTCTGCAATCTATCTGAAGTTGTGATTCGTGCTGACGATACTCCAGATACTCTTGCTCGTAAGGTTCGTCTTGCTACCATTCTTGGCACATTCCAGTCAACTCTTACAAACTTCCGTTACCTTTCAAGTGACTGGAAGAAGAACTGCGAAGAAGAGCGTCTGCTTGGGGTGTCTCTGACTGGTATCATGGATAACGAGATCACTAATGGCCGTGCTGGTGATCTACCCGATCTACTTGAGCATCTACGCCATGTCGCGGTGGATACCAACAAGGAGTATGCTCATAAGCTAAAGATCAATGAGTCTGCTGCAATCACTTGCGTCAAGCCAAGTGGCACTGTTAGCCAGCTTGTTGATGCTGCTTCAGGGATTCATGCTCGTCACGCTAATTATTATATTCGTCGCGTTCGCGCTGACCGCAAGGATCCAATCTGCCAGTTTATGATTGACAAGGGATTCCCTGCCGAGCCATGCGTCATGAAGCCAAACCACACTATGGTCTTCTCGTTCCCCATGAAGGCTCCGGAGCATTGCATTACTCGTAATGACATGACTGCTCTTGAACAATTGAAACTCTGGCTCACCTATCAGCAGTACTGGTGCGAACACAAGCCAAGCGTTACCATCACTGTTCGTGACGAGGAGTGGATGGAAGTTGGAGCCTGGGTCTATAGCCACTTTGACGAGATCAGCGGTATTTCGTTTCTTCCGCACTCAGATCATACCTACCGTCAGGCTCCATACGAAGACTGCACCAGAGAACAGTACGAAGCCATGCTTGCCAAGCTTCCAAAGGATGTTGATTGGAGTGAATTGTCCAAGTATGAGAAGGAAGACAACACCACAGGAACCCAGACTTTCAGCTGCACGGCTGGGTCATGTGAGTTAGTTGACTTGACTAAATAATATGTGATATTAGCTGGAATTGATTACTCTTTAACTTCCCCATGCATTTGCGTCTTTAATGGCCATCTGCATGGGGAGTTTTCTTATAAAAATTGTTCGTTTTATTTCTTAACCGATGTTAAGAAAAATGCAACATTGTTTAATAATAATATTCGCGGAGAATTATTTCCAGAATATAATGCTGAATGTGGAAGATACGATAGCATCTCAGACTGGGCTTTAGATTTATTAATTGGATCTACACTTGTTGCTCTTGAGGATTATGCATATGCAGCAAAAGGTAGAGTGTTTCACATAGCCGAAAATACAGGAATACTAAAATATAAATTATGGCAAAATTCTATTCCTCTTGATGTAGTTCAGCCTTCAAGAGTAAAAAAATTTGCAAGTGGAAAAGGAAATGCAAATAAACAAGAAATGTTTGAAGCATTTGTCAAAGAAACAGGGATAGATCTTAGAATTCATTTTGATTCTATTGACAGAGAAATTAAAAGCCCAATATCAGATGTTGTTGATGCTTATTACATCTGCAAATATAATTACAAAGAATTAAATTTAATCTGATTCGTCCGGGATATTTTCTTCTTCTGGAATATTTTCTTCATCTGTGACGATGGGCAAATTGTTTTCTAATCTTTGTCTTGCCTGCCATCGTCTAATAAACATAAACGCATCTGCTAAACGATTCGGATCGTCATATCGGAGCCAATCTAAATACGCACTTATTGCATTTTGAATTTCTTTATCCGCAGATTGTATATCAAAATTATATTTTGCTAACCATGCCCATAATAGTTCTTGTTCTTGTGCTGTCATATAATCACTATAATCTATATCTGGATTATCTCTCATTATACTAATATCTCTATCAAAATTTCTAATGTATCTTTGCATTTCAGGATTATTCATAACTTCTGGAGAAGGTGTATAATCATCAGAACTTTCTTTTAATATACCAGCTTTTCTCTTTGTTTCATCATCTACTTCATATCCTGCTTCTTGTGCTTGACGAACAGCATCTAAAGCAGCTGCTTTAGCTTCAATTTCTTCTTTTCTCTTTTCTCTTTCCGTATCGGCAGCAACTTGTTCTGGAGTTCTAGCCTTCATTTTCTTCTTGGCTTCTTCAGCTGCTTCAAAATCTAGCTGCTGAACAGTCTTAGCTCCAGGACCTAGTTGTTTTTCTCTTGCTTCGATTGATTTCTGTCGCATTGATTCTGGAGTTTCTTTTCCGAAAAGAAGTTCAGAAGTCTTATCAATACCAGATATGATACCTCTAGCAGCATTTCCATAAGTAGCATCATATGCTCTTGACATAACTCCTGGTTTATTTTCTTCTTTTTGCTTTTCTAAAGCATCAATACGCTTTCTGATTTCGTCTTTTTCTGCTTGACCACCACTAGCATTTTGGAGAACATCCTTTTGAATTCTAAGTTCTCTTTCTGTTGCTTCATAATCATCAAGACCAGACTGGAGATATCTTCCTGCTGCTGCACCAGCTGCCAACCCACCAGCTGCTACTGCTAAAGGAGCTGCGGCTACTGCTGCTGCTCCTGCTGCGGTTCCAGCTGCGGCAAGACCACCACCAGCTAATGCAGTACCAGCAGCGGATATTGCGGCAGGAACAGCAAGACCAGCACCTACTGTTGTTGCAACATTAAGAGCTTCTGTTCCGGTTCCTTGATATTTTGTTCCTTTGGAAAATTCATCAAAAGCTGTAAATGCAGTTCCAGCTACACCAAGTAGTTTACCACCAAGCTTTCCTGTCTTTGCTGCTTCGGCGGCTTTAGTGAATTTAGTTCCTTCTTTACCAACACTAACAGCTTTTTGAGTTAATCTTTGTGCTGCTCTGTCGATCTTAGCATCAGAAACTCCTGCTAATTTACCGCCATATTTGGCTTCTCTACCAAAAATCTTTACTGCTTTTCCAATTTTTTCTCCGCGATCTATTGTTTTTGCTAATGCTGATCCTAATGCAGGATTTTTGTCTGCAAGCATTGCGGATTTCAATACGGCAGATTTTACTGCACTTTTTCCAACATCAACGCTCTTTGCTGTTAGTTTATCCAATCCTGTTTTTACTGTAGAACCAAATAATTTACCGCCTTGCTTTATTGCTTTTCCGGTTCTTAGAGCATCGATTTTTACAGCATTTCCAGCAGTTCTAAGTGTTTGATTCTGTGCTGCTTTTTCAAGAGCAGACTTTCCAAGACTAGTAACGACTCTTTGTGTTACTTCTCCTGCTTTTTCTCCAGCAGCTCCACCGACAATACCGCTAGAAAATTCGATGGCTCCTCTTCCTAGTTCGTTTTGAATTCCTAATCTATCGGCAATTGCGGTTCCAATTTGTTCTCCAACATCGAAACCAGCAGCACCGCCTACTATTCTACCACCAAGACCTGGTTTTAATAAAGTAGTTCTTGGTTGAAACACAGCTTGACCAGCAGTAAATGCTAGTTCGTCAACTACAGATCCACCCCTGAGTACATCTACTCCACCAACAGATATTTTGTACTTATCTAATTCGTCGTAAAATTCTTGTGGAATAATTGTTCTTGCTCCTGCTACGCCAACGCCTCCACTTATAAATGAAGCTAAAGATCTTCCAAACTTTTTTTCTCCTTGAACAGCTCTAGATCTTCTTGCTGCTCTTGAAGCTGCTTCTTGTTCTGCTTCTGATGCAGCTTGGGTGGCCGCAGCTCTTTCTGGATCAAATGTGCTAGATGCTCTTCTGGTTGGAGCATCTGTATCAGGGGCAAGATCAATAGGTCCAGTTTCTCTTGGAGGTGCAGCTCTCTCTGGAGCAAGTTCTACTGGTCTTGCTGGATCGCTTATTCTACTTCCAGTTCTTACTTCTAGTTCTCCAGGTGCTTCTAAAGGAATAGATCTTCCTCCAGATCTAGAAACAGTAGGTCCAGTAGCTACTCTTCTAGATCTAGTTGATCCTTCTGGTGCTAAAGGAATAGCATCACTAGTAGTTGCAGGAATTGTATTTGTTGCTGGAATTGGTACAGTTCTGCTAGTTCCTTCTGGAGCCAGTCTTAATCTACGAGGTGGTTTAGCATCTGTGGTTGTAGCTGGAGCTTTCTTCGCTGTCTTTTTAGTTGCAGCTGGAGTTGTAGTTGGAGCTTTCTTTCCTGTTTTTTTAGCTGTCTTTTTAGTTGCAGCTGGGGTTGTAGCTGGAGTAGCAGCTGGTGCTGATGTTGCAGCTGGTGCTGGTTTTGCAGCTGGTGCAGTTGGTGCTGAAGATTTTTTTGCTGTCTTTTTAGTTGCAGCTGGGGTTGTAGCTGGAGTAGCAGCTGGTGCTGATGTTGCAGCTGGTGCTGGTGTTGCAGCTGGTGCAGTTGGTGCTGAAGATTTTTTTGCTGTCTTTTTAGTTGCAGCTGGGGTTGTAGCTGGAGTAGCAGCTGGTGCTGATGTTGCAGCTGGTGCTGGTTTTGCAGCTGGTGCAGTTGGTGCTGAAGATTTTTTTGCTGTCTTTTTTCTAGCAGCATCATTTCTTCTAAGTCTTTCGGCAAAATCGGATGCGTCCCATTTACTCGTATCGGGATTTTCATCCATTAAATTTGCTGGAAAACCATCTTTTCTTTTAGCTTCAATTAAGTACTTATAGAGATAATTCATTCTCTTTCTCTCTTCTTACCGAAAAACTCTTTCCAGCCCCAGGCAACAACAAGGAATAGAACGGGTAGATACCAGATTACCCAGCCATAATCATCCTTTACCATCTTGTTGTTTTCGATCTGGCTCTTGATATCTAGCATTATTACGCTATCGCCAGTGATGTCTGGGACTATTTCTGGTCCAGTTGAGCTGCAAGCAGCAACTGCCAATGCCACTACTAGAACTAATGCACAAAGTTTTCTCATGACTTCCTCCCTGCTGCGGCTGTACCGAAATAGAATCCGACGATTGCAACTAGAATTTGTCTGTTCTCAGAAGTGTAAAGATATCCGTTGATCTCAACGAAATACTTCTTGGTGGTTTCTGGAATCAAACCAAAGAGAGCTTCTGGATTGCTGCTATCTACTTCAACGAAGGTAGGAACTCCGAAGAAAGGAAGAATGAAGGGTGCAGCAATGGTTCCGAACAGAACAGTTAGAACGATTAGCTGTCGCACTCCCTTGCCGACATCTAGCGGAACTCTTTGAGCTGCCTTGTCTTGGTTCTCCGTGGTCTGCTTGTTAGCAGCAATTAGACGCTCAAAAATTTCCTTCTGGTCCTGGCTCTTCTGGGCCATGAACTTGAAGATAAACCCAGTAAGGCTTCCGCCTATTAATGAAATCAACTCAGTCGGCATAATAACCTCCAGAGTTATTTATATTTGAACAATTACCGCATAAATCGTCTATACCAACGTAAAGGATTAGTATCAAAATAATATGGTCCAGGATTTTGGGGATCGGCATCATATTCGTTTGGAATTCCATCACCATCAATATCCTTGTCTATATCATCTGAAATGTTATCACCATCTACGTCGGCATCATATTCGTTTGGAATACCATCATTATCAGTATCTTCGTCTGGATAAAAATCTTCTTGCCAATCGGGAATTCCATCACCATCGCTGTCCATGGAAAATTCTCCCTCAAGAGCATCATCAACACCGTTTCCATTTGCGTCACCTGTAAAATCAGGAACACCATCTCCATTTGAATCTGCCATATAAGGATCCCATGGAGTAAGATCACCTATATAAGGTAACATGGTAGGATCAGGAATCAATCTTAAAGGTTGAACGCCACTATCTGGGCCACCACCTTCCCAAGGCATCCAATCTTGAGTTACGGCACTTTCAGAAACAACACCGAGTGAACAGGCTTGTTTCTTTTTTATTTTGTGTCTTCTTAGAATTTGAATGTCATTATCTTCATCTCCACAGCATTTGCACCCAGCAGGCATACCATGTCTTCTAGGAACAACTACGTCTTGAGGGTTTGACGAAGAAACGCCAACGCCTGCTATTCCACCACCGCCAACACTCATATCCTCAACAAGATAATCAAGTAATGAAGTTTCGTAATTTTGAAGATTGTGTAGTTCCAAAAGGTATAAAGATTCGTGTGGTAATACTCCATATTGGTACATTTCATTTAAAAATAGATCAAGAATAGCAAGATTATTATTTAATGCAGAACGAATTCCTGGTTCTGGTACTTTAGCTAAAAGTTTTTTTAACTTGATTATAAGAACGTCAAGAGGATCTATTCTTGCTTTATCAAGAACGTCATCAAGTTTCTTTATAAAATTTCCTTGGCTATCAATGTAGCCTTTCTTATATGCATCCATGCTAGTAAATGGAGTTGATAGCAGTGTAAGAAACTTGTAAATAGTAAAGCTTCTTACCATTAAAGACGCATTTTGGAATTTTTCATTCAGTTGCATTTTTGAGCAATCTTTCTATTCTTGTGTCTGGCTGAATCAAACTTAAATTTACTTCTGGTATATTCTTAGGTAAAATATTTAGATTAACTAAAAATGCTTTTAAGAATCCGTGATATTTTTTTTCTATTTTAAAAAATAACATTCTAACAGCAGATTCTTGCCCAAATAAATTGCACAAGATCAAAATATGATTTTTGATTAACTTGTGCTTTAGATTTTTTTCGTTATCGTATTTTAGAAAAAGTCTTTTTACATACTTTATTCTTTTTATATCGTCATTGAACTCTTCAACTGAAATGCATTCCGGATTGTTATATTTTAATTTTGCAAATAATTCAAAATTTTCATCCGTTAGCAACTTAATATCCATAATATTGTTCATTTTTCACGACTATTTATCATTATATTACAGATATATCAAACTTGTATAGGTGGGATGGAGTTATTGTAACATCGACAATCATATCAAGACCTTTTCCATTATTGAACTCAGAAATTCCATCTGTTTTTTGGAATCCATCCTTTAATAGATCGTGTTCTGGGGTTGTTCCGAAAGTACCACCGAATCTGGTGAGCTTGAACTTATTTGGTCCAGGATTTAGTTGAATCTTTGGATGAAATTCAAAATCAAGACCAATGATGTTCATCTTTGCTCTTAGCAAGGAAAGAGCACCACGGGGGTCAAGATATTCTCTATCAGTAAAAGCAGAAAGAAATGCACCAACTCTGTTTAGCTGGGTTGGTTCTTCGATTCTATGAACTCCAAAGTCACTAGCAGCACTTCTGCTGGTCTTTGATGGCTGATAAGGATTGCCAAAGCCACCACCATCAATTGATTCTGATTCTACTAAAGAAATTATATCTTTGAATTTTTTCATTTTCTTCCTTTTAGCTATTTATGGATTTTTTTACGATTCTTCTTAAGTTTTCTAATCTTAGAGCCTTAGAATTGAATTTTTTACCTGACTTACCTACCTTCAATGGTGGAAGATCGTTTTCCAATTTTTCTGGCTTAAATGCCTTATTGTTCAAATCTTCAGTTTCTTCTGGAGTAGAATCGATTTGCATTGAATCGATATATGGAGCAAACTGTTCTTGCACTGACTTCCATTTTCCACCCTTCTTCTTGTAGCATTTTGCAGCCCAAGCATTGGCATAAGCTGAGTTTCCTGTTATGGTTACAAATCCGTTTTGAATCATAACCCAAGTGTTATTCTCAGTTTCAGGACACCACACTTCTCCAGTACCAGCATCTTCAATTATTAGATTTTGGGTATTGTGTGTTTTCTTATTTCTAATAATTGTAGCGGACTTCATTTCTGGATATTTGTCGGAAAAAGAAACATGATAACCATTTAAGGATGCTGCGAGAATAGCAGCGTAGAAATGATCTTCGTTCTTTTGACTAAACCCAAATGTATGACGATTTTCTATCTTTGTGCTGATTCCCTGATCATGGCCATCATAAACAATTGCACTGGCCAAAAATATTTCTCTTTGTTCTTTGGACATAGAAAGAACTTTTTCTGTCCATGAGTTTTTCTTTGACCAATTTTCTAAAATTAAATCAGAATAATTGTTAAGTTCTGAGCAACAAACTAGTTGCATGTGCTTATTGATATCCTTAGTTTCTACCAAACCAGTATTTTGATAGTCAGAACCACTCTTAACTACCCATTTGTGATTAGGGGTGCATTTTATCTTAAATCCGGTTGCTTTACCCATCTCTACAATAGGAGCTTCATCAAAATGATGAAGATTTAATATTGGTTTCCATTCAAGTTCATCGTTTTGAATATTGTATGTTAAAATTTCATCTCCAATTACAAGATTGTGGTAGCTTTCTGGTCCATTTCTAGTAATTGCTAAAGAATCCATTGTGACGCATGGATATACGTCAAACTTCTTCTTTGCCTGTGCTTTGCAAGAGGCCCACTTCTTTGGTTTCTTGGGAACATTCTTTTCGATTAAATCCACAATCTCTTGTACTTCAGTTGCTTCTTTAAGCATGTCTCCAACGGACTTGTCGGCTCTCCACATCTGGCAGCTCCAGTAACGAGCCTTAGTCTTTGGACCAGGATTATCGTCGCATGAGTGACGAGCACGGAAGTTCTTTCTGCGCTTTGGATCATCACGCTTGATAGACATATTCTTATCACCGAAGTTTACTTTAACAATATTTCCTTTTTCGTTCTTTACATAAACCTTGAACTTTTTTACATCACCTTTCATTGGTTTATTTAAACGAGGAGTCTTTTCTTCTCCGATAATTTTTTTCATTGGATCTTCCATTTCTACTCTTTCTCTGTCTATCATACAATCAGGTGTTTTATATTTTTTATTTCTTTTTGAGATGTTCATAGTTTGACCGGGAGTCATAGACGGTCCTTTTTTATGAATATCTCTGTTTGTATTTATGAAGACTTGTTCGTTTATTCCTGTATCGACATTGATTGGTTTCTTTCCTTTACGTCCAGAACCTTTCTTTCCTCTACCCTTTGCAGATTGTGCAGCTCTTTTTCTCTTTACAAAGCTTCCTATTTTTTCTTTTCCTAGTCTTGCGGCCTTTTGTTTTGAGAGACAAGCAGCATAAGGCTCACCTTTCTTGGCATCACCGCATTCACCGACACGCTGTCCCTTTGAGTTATACCGATCCCAACCAGGCTTACCACCAGCTGATTCGTCATGAAACCATTTTCCAAGACCAGATTTACGATAGACTTCATTTATATCTCTCATGGATTACCTAGTGCTATTTGATGTCCCAGTTGAACTTCGATTCTATCTTTGGCATACTTCATTTCATCTGATGCCATTTGTTCTTTAACTTGGCTTACCTTTTCATCGCTACACCAATGGATTATTACATAACCAACATTGACTCCCTTACTCTGAAGTGGAATTGCCATATAAGCAACAACATTGCTAGAAATGAAAAGTTGTTTCTGATATGATTCTTTCATAACAGCAACAATTTCAAATTTATATTTGCTATCTAGAATTGATCGAATAAAGTCAATGTAGGCAGAGATAAGAACATCCTTCTTATGATGAACCTCTGCGCTGATACCTGAGCGAAGAGATTCGTGAGTTAGACTCATCTTCTTCATGGATACTCCATCCATGAAGTATTCTCCGTTATGGAATTGAATGATCTGTGCTCTTGCTGCGTCTGTACGAATACGAAGCTCAGTAAGGATTTCATGAATCTCTGAATGAATATTCCAGTATTCTTTGCCTTCCTTTTTCTTTTTGCTTGAGAAGATCTTGTCCTTAATCTTCTTTATTCCGTAATAAGCTCCAACAAGAAATGTGGCGGTAGCTATACCATACTCAAACAATTCAGGATTCAGGTCAAACATTACTTATCCTTTCCCTTAAATGTATTGGTTATCCCCTTACGAGCTTTCTCATAAGTTTCTCCCTTTCTATGTCCATTATCAGAACGGTTTTCGCCCTTGTTCCTCAAACGAAGATTTTTAGGAGAGTTGTTCATGGGGTTGCCGTCTTTGTGGTCCACATCCTTACCTTTGATAGCGGCTGCACCCCATTTTTTTGCTGCGGCTCTTCTAGCCTTATTTCTATTTGATCTGTGATGGCTAGTTTTTTTTGAGTATTCTTTTTCGTATCCTTGAAGTTTTTCAAGAATAGTAGATTTTCTCTTTCCTCTATTTTGATCTATTACAGCAGTTATTAGTTCTACAAGATCTTGTGGAATAGATCCTGTTGCTTTTGAAGATTGTAATCTTCTCTTTGCACTTTCGCTAAGTTCTACATTATTTAAAATATAATCACAAGCTTCTTCAAGATCCTCTTTGATGAATACGGTTGTCATATCACCCTTATCGATTGAGATAGGAATCTTGAACTCTTTATCACCAATCTTGACCAAATTAAATTGTGAACTCTTTTTCTGAGCAGGAGTTATTTTTTCTCCAGGATTTAGTGATAAACTATACTCAAAATCAAAGCTGTTTATTATTGCCTGGTATATTGCAGCATCAGAATTTGCAAGAAGCTCGGCAGTGTTTATTAATCTGCTCTTGTAACCACCAGTTGGTTTTAGTTCTTGTTTTACTTGCTCTACTATTGTTCTAAACTTTTCTAGGGCTTTTGGTACTTTGCTTCCTGTTTTCTTTCTTCCCTTTGAAGATGATACGGAAGATTTTAATTTTACATTTACATCAGCCATCTGTGCATAGTAATTCACCATATCTTCAGTGATTATGAATAGTCCATTGTCAGTCAATAGATGGGTTGCATTTGCTCTTGGATCTTGCCCATTCACACCAACAAGATAGTGACGAGTCAATTCTTTTACTATTGTTCCAAAGAAAGCTGATTCCTTTAAAATAGATTTCTTTCTTGAAATTTGTTCTACAACTAATTCAATAATATCGTTATACGCTGATAACTTAGCAGTTTCAAGAATATATCCTTCGTCATCAAGTAATCCATTATCATCAAGATACTTCATGAATCCTTCATCTTGAGATGGATTTTCGTCTATGTCGTTCACAAGGAAGACAGATAGGTTTAACATTTCCTTCTTGACCTGTGCAAGAACTATGGATAAACCATCATCGTCTAGTATATCTGGATCTTGGGGAATAGCAATTGGAACCAATGAGTTAATGATATTCTGCATCTTAACTCCATAGTTCGGTGAATCGGTAGAATCCTTGATATAAACTTTACCGACAACTACTCTAAAAGCATTGTCTCCGCAGATTAACGATGTTCTCTTGAATCCTGGGAAGTCTTCAGTAACATCAAGCTCATCTACATGGTATAGGTTCTGGAAACACGATTCTCCCAGAACGGATAGTAAAGCTCTTGCGGTGTCAAACGATGCCTCATCAAAATCAAAGAATCTTTCATCATCAAATTTACGCATCAATTCAATCTCTTGTTGCGAAGCTCCAGAAGAGACTCTTGATACTAGGATTAATGCATTTTCAAGTTGAAACTCTTTATCATCTTTGCTGATTGAGAATACCCCAAGAGTTTCGGCCAACATCTTATATGAAATATTACTCAGATTTTCAAATACATTCTTTATCTTCTTTCGAAGGGGTCTGAGTTGTTCAAGTGCGATAAGATAATCCATTGCTGGAGCAATTTCTGTTGGTTGAGTTTTTGCTTCTGGGTCTTGGATAATTCCTTCTTGGGGTTGGAATGTTTCTTGTTCTTCTTGTTCATAAATAAATTTTTGTGATTGTAAAGAGATATCTTCTTCCAATTTTCTTTCTATTCTCTTTCTAATCTTATCCTTTTCTCTCTTTCCACCAGTCAACGACATTGAAGTTGATAGCTTGAAGTCTTTTCTAAAATCTCTAAGACCTCTAAACTTGTCCTTTTTAGTTCTTGTTTTGCCAGATTGAGTATTTTCAAAGATTTGAGTCCAATCTTCGTATACTGGTTTGCTTATTGGCTGTTTAGCTAAAGCATCCTTGGCTCTAGCTTCACCTCTTTCTCTGGCTTGTTTGGCTCTAAGAAGTCTATTTCTTAGTTTAGCATCTCTTTCTAATCTTGTATTTTTAATTCTATTTCGCGCTCTCTCCTCTCTTTGAGAGAGAATTTCTTGTTTTAAGAAGTAGCCCTCATCTATCTTTTTACGGACAAATGGTAAAACTTCTTTCTTGTACATTTCGATGAAATTTTCGTCAAACCAGGTATTTTCCATATACAA